CAAATTCAGCAGCATCGCTTTTTACTGTAGCTTTGCTGCCACTACCGCCGCCCGGATTCGGAGTGTTTTCCAATGCTTCCTTCTCCCAAGCTGCTTTTGCGGTATCAAGTGCTGTTTTATTTGCTTCGGAAACTCCCTTAACAAAAGTTTCGACTTCTTTCATTGCATCTTCTGGTTTCTCATACGGTGCAGATGCGTATGCTTTAATAGCACTCGCGTATGTTTCGGTTGAAAGCCCTGCATTTGCGAACATAGAAGTAATTTCACTGGTAAGGGCTTTTTTGTTGGATTCTGCAAGCGCAGCTTTCAAATCAGCTAACTCCTTATCCACTGCTTCCTTTTCTTTCTTGCGTTCAGCTTCTAGCCGTTCTGCTTCGGTCATGTTCTGCTTTTTCAACTCTTCCAACTCTTTTTCCAGGGAATCTGCTTTTTCAGCTTTTTCCTTCAGAGAAACATTTTTGTCTTTCTCTTTCTTAGTTTCAGCAGAAATAGAATCAAGAAGCTTAGAAACCTGTTCCTCGGAAGGTTCTGCAACTCCCATACCGATAAGTGCCTGTTTTGCCTGTTCTCTTGTCATTGAAATCTCCTTTCTTCCAGTCCAATACGCTTTTTCAACACGGTTCGCTCCGCACATGATCTGTACCCGATTTACGCTCACGGGCTGTTGCAATTTATTTGATTTTGGGTATTAAAAAAGAAGCCTTAGATTTCTCTAAAACTCCTTAAATAATCGAAATTTGGTTCATTCTTCGTTAGATGGAGAATTTGCCATTGGTTCTGTTTTGGACGGATTTTGAAACTTTCCGTCAAGTAATTGCTGTGCTTTCTGCATTTCCGCTTCCGGGTCTGCCAGTTCCGGGTAAATAGTTCCCAGATACGGTAAACTCATTTCGTAGACTTTCTGCGGATCACTGAAAAGCCCACAAGTAATCAATGCAATAAGCGGATGAATTTTATTTTTAAACAGATAATCAAGTGCCTGTGCTTTTACAAGCATATTGTCTGTTGGGTTTCTGGTTATCTTTACATCAAAATCTCGGGTTGAGATATTAACATCATTTGACGTGCCACGGATAATATTCAGAATAATTCTAGCAGATTCCTTTTCGGCTTCCTTGGTGAATGCTTCTACCAATTTCGCATCTCTTTCTGCGAAGTCCCATCCATTACGAAGGTATACGGCATTTCCTGTATCACCTCCGCTATTGCTTTGGCGGTTTGGCATTGCTTCCACAATCAGCATATTATTGTAGATATCATCCTTTGCAACCTGGCTCTCTGATTGATTCAGTTCAGCGGTCATCAGTTCAACATCCGACTGACAGCCATTTCCAGTATCTTTAACAGAGATAGCACCAAGTTTTACCATTTTCAAAAACTCGTTTTCGTCTACCTCACAGTTCTTAAACTTCATAAAGGCTTGCACAAACTGTTCCACGCCATTTAATCTATCGGACTGGTATTTGTTAATTGCATCAAATAAGGTGATTGCAATTTCAACATCTGAAAGTCTGTCGTGATTATTTGGACATTCAACAATTGGAATCCCGCCAAAACCATTGATGCCGTAGTTAGTTACTTTTCCATTCTTGATTTCAAAAAACTGGTTCTTTGAATAACATAAATAATATTGCTGTTCATCTTCATCTTTTAAAATCTGCACGGAAAGCATTGGTTTCCCATTTCTCTGTGAGTATACAATGTAACAATCACCTGGATACGGAATGAAGATTCTAAACGGTGGTAAATCTCCGTTTTTTGTCCAGTCCTCTTCTTTCAGAATAGCCTTATAAGAAGTTCCTGTTGCACTTTGGTATATTGCCCTTTGGATGTTTCTTGCATCTGCATTGGCTTCATCCAGATAATCATTCAGAAGGTCAACTTGCTCATTTATTTTTTTATCTGCTTTTTTCTTTTTGCATACATATTGGATTGGTTCCCCACAAATCTGTCCAGCTTTAAATTTTACAGTTTCAAATGCGTGATTTTCAACCACTCTGTTATTAACTTCTGGACGGACTATTTTGTTTCGGTATAATATCGGCTGATCGCCTTTCATGTACCGATACAAGTAATCAATCAATGTTCGGTTTCTATTATGTATGCCAATTGTATCTGAAACTACTTTTACTACATTTTGTGGAGTGATTCGGTCAACGCCTGTGTAGGCTACTTTTCGCCCGAAATCACCTCGGCATAAATCTACAAAATTCATTGTATTTCTCACGAGCCGAACCATCCTTTCTGAAAAATAAAAAGCACTGGATATTTTAATCCAATGCTCTACTTTATATTTTACACATATTGGCGGTATCATTCAGTATACTTCGGTATCATCTTTCAAAACCTTTTATCTTTTTTACTTCTGCCAAAGCTTTTAAGTGTTTTTTCTTAATATGTATTTCAGAATATCCCATCTCATCTGCGATACGAACTAATGATTTGTACTCAACATAGTGTTTGAATAATATGTCGTACAGCAACGGGTCTTCAACCTGTTCTATAGTTCGGACTATTTCTTGTCTTTTTTGTAAAAATTCAGATATCATTTCTGAAATCTCTTCTCGCAGGTCAAATATCTTCGCAATCATATCTCCCATCGGATCACGTTTCACAGAAGTTTGTACCTTTTCTCCAACAGGAATTGCAGATACGCTTGTGGAAAGAGAACTGAGCTGTTCTTCTTCAATAAGCTTATTTTTGATTCTGTTATCATAATTTTCAATCTGGCGTAAATATTGAGTTGCAGTCATCATATTCTATCTCCTTCCCCAAAGTGGATTCTGTGTTGCTGTTGCGGTTCCAACTCCGCTTCCATTTTTTAAGAATACTGCTAAACTAGCGAGTGAATCCGGTGCGTCATCGTGCTTATTTTTTCCTGTCATTGTGAATGAATAGACATTATTCATAAATTTTCTATACTCTGCGTTTTGATATCCAGTATCAAGAAAATAAAATTTTCTAATGTTTTCAGCATTATCCCAAATTCTCTGTTCTTTTCTCACTGCCGATTTAGGTGCGTGTCCACCATTATTCAAAATCATTTGTTGCGCATATTTAGAAGTAAGATTAGTTTGATACCCTTGCTCCTTTAACTTTCCTTCTACTTCATCTTTATACCCTTCGCCGCCTGCATTGGCTTCAAAAAAAGCATTCGTAACTTTATTATTGACAATTGCTGATACGACTTTTGGCATAGTAAATTTCTTTTCAGAATTATCAAATACTACTTCGTGTATATATACGGAACCATCTTCATATACATATGCTACTGGCATTGCAAGATAATCACTACCGCCAAGAGCCACATCGCAAGCTGAAACTACTTTCAATGGTTCTTCATCTGGCAATTGTCCATTATAAAAGTTCATATGTTGCGCATTAAATAAAGCACCATCTCTTTCAATAGGTTCCTGCTGATACTGGGCTAACCATCCTGCCATATCATCGTTTTCTTCAAATTTAGAACGAATAGTGCGATAATATTTTGTACTGAATCCAACTCCGTAATCGTAGTCAAAATTACTCTCATCAGTTTCCGGGTCAAGAGCTGGAATTTTAAGAACATCATATCTAATGTGTTTTGCTTCTGGATTATTCTGAAGAAATGATAGTCTGTCCATATACAAATCATGCAATGACCAGATAGTACCATTTAGAATCAATTTACATTGTTCTTTCTTTCGTGACATTACATTGTTGTCAAACACAATTTGCTTTCTTCTGAGAATATCTGGATTTAATACATCTTGAATACCTTCCAGGATATCATCGAGAATCAGCCAACCATATGCGTCATACTCACCGTTCAAACCAGATTCCAAACCTTTTCCAGATAATGTCGCATATTTTTTCTTTCTTTCAAGGTCTACTTTGTGGTTCTTTGCATCTGTTCTGGCTATTTTTGAATGAAATACATCTTCATGGCAATATGTTGGGTCAGTCCATATTTCCGTAACTCCATCTAGGAATGCACCGCCAAGTCCTTCTTTATATGTAACATAGAGGTTGCTTATCTCTGAATTTCTTGCACAATGCCATGCGGTTCCGACAGTAATAATTTGTGATTTACCAGTTCTGGCTGGCTGATGCAGAAACAATTCGTCAAGTTCATCTTCTTCAAGTGCTTGTAATTTATCTACTACTTTTTTCAATGTTCTGCGTCTTGGCAAATAGAACCGTTCTTCTGGTTTTCTATCTTTTTCTATATACATGGCATAGGAATCCAGCAAATGTGGTGCTTCCAGTAACAAATACTGCCAGTAGATATCATCAAAATCGCCACTGCCAGTTAATGCAGCACACTTCTCTGCTATGTTATGTGAGTATTGGCTTACTTTCATGGCCATTTTCCGTGCTTCTTGGTTCTTGTCGAAAGGAAGGTCAATATTCATGTTCAAGAGCAAATCAAGGCAATCTTTTTGGTTCTGATAGATTGTCATATCACTACTGATAATTTGATTCAGCACTGCCCGATACCATTCGAGCGAACCTTCTGTAATTTTTGACATAAAAATAGAGCCAGACCTCCTTTCTTTTTAGGATTTAGTCTGGCTCTCATGTGGCTCTCTTGACTGATTATTCACTTGCTTTGAAATTATATACAGGTTTAATAATATCAACTATATCTACGGTATCTTTGATTTTATCAATAATTTCTTGCGGCGGTTTGTAAGCCATAGGGCTTTCGTCAATTGTAGATTTCTGAACGGATGTTGTATATATCCCATTCATAGACTCCTTAAATTCTTCTAACGAAATGTTTTCTTTTGCTTTTGATCGGCTCATAATACGCCCTGCGCCATGCGGGGCTGAACAGTTCCAATCCTCATTTCCTTTTCCAATTGCAATAATACATCCATCTCGCATATTCATAGGGATAAGAACTTTTTCACCATGTTTAGCTGATATCGCACCTTTCCGAACAATATTTGTATCGTGGTCAATATAATTATGAATTGTGTCAAACCATGTGTTTCTTTGAAGTGTCCAATTCATAGTGTAGAATATAGCTGACTGTATGCATCTTCTGTTTATTCTTGCAAATTCTTGACAGATTTTCATATCATGCAGATATTGTCTTCTATGCTCACCTGTCAAATAACATAGTTCTTTCGGAATTCCAAGTTTGTCTGGCTTCCATTTTCGTTTTAATTCATCAATACTATTTTGAATTTCCTTATGCCTGCCAGAGCACTTGTATTCTTTTACTAATTTCTGTATTTCAGTTTCGAGCTTATCTGTACCCTGCATATCTTCTATGGCAATTTTTTGATATATTTCAGCTACCTGTTTTCCAAGGTTACGACTTCCAGTGTGAATTACAAGGTAGTTTATGCCTTTTGAATCGGTGTCAACTTCAATAAAATGATTTCCTCCCCCAAGTGTACCAAGACTCCTGCGAATCCATTCAACATTTTTAAGCAGTGAAAAGCAGTGAAGTTCTTCTAATTCTTTAAAATTTATGATTTCGTCACGTACATTTCTTCCTGCCGGAACATTATTTCTTATCACTTCGTCAAGGATTTTAAAATCTATTGTTCCCACATCAGTAGGAATTTGTGTTGTGAGCATTCCGCATCCAATGTCTACTCCAACAATGTTCGGAATTACTTTATCTCCAAGATCAGCTGTAAAGCCAATTACACATCCTGCCCCTGCGTGAACATCTGGCATGATTCGTACTTTACATTCAGAAAATGCAGGCTGTTTTATTAGTGTATAAATTTGATTTAATGCTTCTTGCTCGATTTTTTCTGTAAATATCTTCAAATCACTCATAATGGCGCTCCTTTTTGGCTCTCTTGACTTTTCTTTTTGATTTTTTGTATTCTAAATATTTTTCAAAACTATATTTTTCACAATATCTGCAATTTTCTAATCCATCTGGTTCTGGATGTATGCACGGAATGTTTCTTAATTCGCACCATACCATTTAATCGCTTAACTTTTTGCAAATTTCAATAAAATCTGGCTTGCTAAGTTTTTTTAACTCGTCGACATACTTTGGGAATTCATGCGTATATATCGGATGACCTAAAAGTTTTTCTGCATATTCATATGCAAGTCGGCGATCATCTCCTACAAGCATACAAATTCCTGTGTAGGTTTCAACTACTACGGCTTCTTGTTTTGTCATACATATCCTTTCTTGATAAAATCATCTTCTTAATTCCGTAAAAATATTTTCAATTACTTTCCATTCTGCGAATACTGCCATAAACAGTAATGGTACTGCCGAAAATCCCCAATTATTTTCAACCATCATTTGAATTGTGGCTATCAAATAATCTGCTGCCCATTTGAATATTATGAAATTCGCAATTATCCAACATATTTTTCTTGCCTTCTTCACTCAATAGACCTCCATTTATTTCCACGGTATATTATCATTTTCGTGTTCCAAAAAGAAATCAACCTTGTCAACATATCCTTTAGCTATCAGTTTTTTTACACAATCATCAACTCTTACAGGAGATGTATACTTTGTAAATTCATTTGAATATACAGTCTTGGCTGTAATATTTCCGCATATTTTGCATTTTTTTACAATATAAGCATTTATATGAGTACCATTTCCGTAATCTATTCTGTCATAGCATTTCCCAATTTCCTCATATAGGTGGGAACATTTTTCTTTAAACCAATTCATACATTCACCTCACTGGAATCCCTAATTGTTTGTAGGTAAATACGGCAGTGTACTTCTTCCCACATTTGTAGCAAGTTTCTGTAATGGTGCAAGTCTTTTCTTTATCATTGCATTTCGATTCTGTATCCGAACTTTTGAACTTGCATCCACCTGTCAAAATACATTTAATCCGTTTTGTGTTCATACATTCACCTCAAACTCTTTCTTGCAATTACTACCCTTACATTTCAGTTTCAAGTGCTGAATCTTCGTGTTTGGGCTAATCAGAAGCGCTTTCTTCTGGCAAAAAGGACAACAGGCGTATTTCGTTCCATTGATATTCCGTATTAATGCCTGTCCATTCCATGGTTCTGGTGGGTTCATGTATTCAGAAAAATCTATTCCTTCGGATTCTAATGCTGACTTAATACTCATTAATTTTCTCCCTCAATTGCTTTGGCAAATCATTAATGGAAAATGTTCCAAAAGTTCCATAAACAATCTTTTTGTTTTGTGTGATTTCTATATTGTTCAACACTTCTTTTGATATTGGTTCAATATTTCCAATCTTTAAATCATCGCATACTAGATACTCTGAATGTAGTTTCTTTAGATATACGGCTTCATCACGCAATAAAGCTCCGTCAAGGTCATAATCTGCGTTTCCTGGTACCATTAATTTTCCTCCGCTTTGGAATGCCATGCATTTTTCGGAAATTATTCTGATTTATTCGTTCTGGAAAAGCAAAGAGCAAAGCGTTTTCTTTAGTGAGTTTAAATTCGGTTTCAAATTCAAGTGATTTTCCTGCGAAGATAACAGAATTATCTTGTGTCTCAAAAGTCTGTAATGCATAAGCAATTAAATCTCCTGGAAATTCTGGTATTCCCGATATGGCTGTTTCCCCATCTCCTATAAATAAGCGTCTTAACTTGTCCTTTTCACCCATATCAGCACATTCCTTTATTTTTCCTTAAATTAGCATATCGGTCAACCAGAGTGTCAACAGTAACAGTTAACTCGTTGATTCTAATACAGTCATCCTGGTGGCGTTGTTCATACCATTCTATAGATGGATGACCAGTATCTACATTTTCAATTCCATCAATCGGAATCTTCCAGTTATCATTTTCAAGAAGCTTTTGGTTAATTGTCTCCGATAAAGCTTCATAGTCCAGGATTATATGCTGCTTCTTCTCACATTCTTCAGATAGTCTCACAACCTCTTTTTTTAGCTGTTCCTCTGTCCAGTTTGCCATATCCTCAAATTTCATATTTACCACCTCTGTCTTCGAAAATTGTCTCTTCCAAGCATAAATTTTTCGGCTGAAAAATTATCCTCTACATCAATATGTGCTTCACGGTCTTGCAACTCATATCCGTTTGGGGTTAATTCAAGTTTTGCAGTATATTCAGCGCCGCAATTGGTGCATTGCCATGTCACATTTAAAAAGAGTCCTTTTTCTATAAAAGGGTTTGTGAAATCGGCATTTTCACATTTCAATATTCCACCGCAAACAGGGCAATTGCGTTTATCAAGTAAATTTAGCATTCAAATTCCCTTCTCTCCCTGTGCTTCATCTGACAGGCAATCATTTTAGCTATGTTTTCACGTTCCTGTTTTATTCCATGCCCTTGACGGAACAATTCGCATTCAAGGATATTTCCGCAGTTTGAACATTCGTCTTTTATTTCTTTACCACATATCTCCATCTTCTTTTCTCTCCCAAAACTCACAATAACACTCTGGCTCCGTAAAGTCTGCGCAATATTCGCTATCACCATTGAAACAAACCCATGTGAAGTCATCATGTCTTCTGCAATTCTTGCAACATTTTTCTTTCATAAATTACCTCGATTTAGAAAAATCCAGTGTGCCGACTTGAACGGCATGAATCTCCCAACGAGAAACACTGGAACTTTAAGGGGGAAAATGCAACTTCTGGCAATGGCAATTTGCCAGATAGAAACAACAGGAATCGAACCTGTGTCACATGATATTGAGTATCATTGCTCTACCACTGAGCTATGTTTCATATTGCCGCCTGTCACGGACAGTTCTTTTCAAAGGAACTGAGATGGTTTTCACTTTTGTTTCATTCGACAGTAATACAATTGTATCTTTCCGAATTGATCGTGTTCTCCATAGCTTCAATTGGATTGTATCCAAGATTCTGTAACACCTGTTTGAACACTGTCACCGACTGACCACTTGCAAGCTGTACGCCTTTCCTTGTAGAGTCCGCGTGGAATACATCATGTCTGCTTTCGACATTCCAGAAAATAATGTTTGGAATAACATATCCGGCTTTGCGAAACTTACTTTCCATTTTGTCATAAAAAGACCAGTCCTTATTTCCGCAACGATCAATTTCCATATCGGAAATTACAACGATAGCTTTTGGCATTTGTTCTTGTGAAATATTGTTCTTTTCAGCAATATCAAGAACTTTCTCGAATGCTGCTTTGAGGTTTGTATTCATTCCCCAGTCTGCCTTATTAACATTTCTCACCTTTTGAAAAAGTGTTTCTCCTTTCAAAGTAACAATCTGTGGATTTGCCGAGAAAGTCATAAAAAGATTATGATATGCGCCTGTGTTTCTCTCGGCAAAATATATAGCTAGTCCAATTGATGTTGCCATTGGTCTTCCATACATTGAGCCAGATACGTCCGCCATTATGAGTGCGTTTGTTCCCTGTTCAACATAATCTGGAAGTGCTTTCCACTGTGCTTCAAGAACTTTGTTGTTTTCTCTTCCGTAAAGGATTTTTTCCACGATGTCATAAGGATACAAAGTTGAAGCGTTGATTTTAACTTCTCCTTTATCAGCCTTATTAATAAAATCATTAAATCCATCTGGATCATGTTTTGCAAAGGCCTTGCGATAAATCATCATTGCACGGCTCGGAACTTCTGGATATTTAATCTCATTCCATTTACCGGCAGACATAAGGCTTTCAACAACACCGATCTGTTTTCTCATGCTACGAACAATTCTCTTAAAGTTGTAGACTGGATAACCCAACTTCTGTGCAGTCAAGATTCCTAACTTCCTAGTTTCTCTGCTACTTGCATCAGCAGTCTTAATCCATTTAGCAAGTAAAGAAATTGCTTTTCCATCATTGAGATTTTTCAAATCTTCCTCAAATTGTTTCTTCATAGATTTCCACATGTCATCTTCAAGTGGTGTTTCAATCAGTTCATACAGATCATCGTATCTCCCGAATACTCCAATTAAATCAAGATTCGGTCTGAGTGCTTCTGGATGATGTTCAGCCATGTAGCGGATAATGGTTCGGAAAGTTTTTCTCTCTCCAAGCCCACAACGAATATCTCTTGCATAAAAAGCAATCTTTGTGGCAAAAAGTTTATCCTGTGCAAATGCTTCTGAGAATAAAGTGGTGATTCTATTTTCATCAGCTTCTCTCAATGCACCAATAGTTCCGAACAGGTCAAGTCTTGCATCACTTGTAGTATTCAGCGCAACTGCTCCGTTTTCAGTTCTTGTAAACTTGCTTTCTTCCTTCATTGCATTTGCAAAATCCATGTTTCTTCTCCTTTCAGGACACAAAAAATATAAAATATACGAATTAGATTTTATTTAAGTGAGTTGCTGTAAGCGTCCCATAAATTTCATGATGCTTTTAGGTTTCATAATTAACAGTTATGCCCAAAATGATTGCTGTAAGCATCACATAATTGCCCCGACAGGATTTGAACCTATAAAATTATTTGCAGTGAAGAACACAGACATGTTCCGTCAGTTTTCCGTAACCGATAACCGGGGCAGTGACGAGGGATGGATTCGAACCACCAACCTATGCCTTGTAATGGAGTAAATTGCTGTTATAGTCACAAACATGACTAATATTCTCATTGCTCTGTCCAATTGAGCTACCTCGTCTAAAAACCAACAATAGCTATGCTAAAGTAAGATATCCTATCTACACCTGGTAGATGGAATTGCAGGAGACGGATTCGAACCGCCGTTCTCAAGGATATGAGCCTTGCGAGATTCCACTTCTCTATCCTGCCGGAACCCGGAAAAACCGGGTTAGCAATAGGTTTATCGTGTTATGCTTTCCACTATCTACAAGTTTTAGTGCTGTAGATTCACTGGATATTTTTATGCGTCTTTGAACGGCATCTCTTGAAAACTCCTTTTATTAACGTGCGCTGCGTTAATGTTTTTAACTCCGAGATATACCAGCCGGGAAATCAGATCCATTTAGGCTACGCCGTATCGCACCTATAAATTTACCTAATCCACACGCTCAACTGGAAGTTTTTTCCACCCATATTACGGATGAATGGCATTTAGAAGAAATGGAAGCTCTGGGATTCGAACCCAGGACTTACGGCTTATGAGGCCGTTGCTCTTACCGCTGAACTAAGCTTCCTAAGATACCGAATTATTTGACCGCCATGACAAACAATCCGGCACTGTTGCAGTTCTTGACCACCAACCGCAACAAAGGTTTTCTGAAACGCTTTTAGATTTCAGAAAAGAGTGTTATAAAATGAACTTGCGGCGTTAGCAAAACCGCAAACTGGGCTAACTGGATTCGAACCAGCAAATATAGCAGTCAAAGTGCTGTGCCTTAACCGTTTGGCGATAGCCCATCAACCCCGGCGCACCATTAAAACCGGGGAAGTCGTGATATTAAGCTAAACAAGTATATAAGCTTTCCGCTCTTACTGATTACTCTTTTCCAGGAGGGAAATTTTCTTTTTCTAAATATTCAATAATTCCTGGCGTATTCATCAATAAGAGCTTACGCTACTCTGGATGCCTCGACTTATCACTTTCATAGGCTTTCCCGAACCTACATGGATTAAGTCGAAGCGGCGCTTTTATGAATTTAACCCTTTCGATTAACTCAATCGGGATAATTCCAATTGGAATCGGTAAATACATTTGTCACCTCGTGCAGATTAAAAAAATATTAAGTGCGAAACATATTTCTAAACAAATGCAGAATAAAATCTGTATTACGTTTGTCTTTCCTTCTTCGTCCAGTATGGCTAAAGTTCCAGCAAGAACCAGAACGAAAAATACAAGATTTACAGCTGTCCCAATTACATTAAGTGCATTCATTTTCTTTTTCCTCCCCAATTAAGAAGTTCAGAATTTTTTCTGCAATCTCTTCCTCTGGCTCAAATGGCATTCCACAGTAATTGTAGGATTCTAAAGCCGATTTTAGGCTTGATTTGAATCCATTGTAAATTTCTCCATGTTGTAGTAATTCGTGCCTTAAAACTGAAATTGCATCAGTAATTGATTGAGAAGTGACACTAATTTGTGCTAGGCACTCCATTTCAATATCTGGAACTTCCATCATTTCAAATTTAACCACGGGTATTCCATATACTGCCACATGGAAATCAACTGATCGTACATTCGGAACTTTATTCCCATCAATAAAACATTTTGTTCCACGCCAATCATAGGGGTTGGGGTTTGTGATCTTCACTATCGGCATCTTCGTACCCCTTTCTTTTAGTTTCACAGTAGAGAAGAAGGTGTTTCGCAATCTCTTCCAACTGCAGAATGTTGTATTTTGGAATTTCCCATGTTTTTTGTTCCAATAGTGGGGAAAGTGGAATGCCTTCATTTGGTAGTTCGCAAGTTACTGTGGCATTGATAAGCATTGTTTAGATCACTCGTACATACCGGGACAGGAGCCACAACATGTTTATACGGACTCCCGATAAAACGAAAGTATCTATGTGATTCCATTGCTTTTTCGCCTTTTGGCAAGTTAAATCCTTGGGCTATTGCTTTTTTAAGCAACTGTTCTGATTCAACATTGTTTTCTGTAACAATGCACTTATTCGTAAAATCAATCATCTTTATCCCCCTCCAAGAGTTTATATAGAGTGCTTCTTGAAACTCCTATAGTCTCAGCAAATTGTGCTTTTGTTATTTCTCCCATTTGCCAACTTCGTTTGGTTTCTTTGAAAAGTTCCTTATCTATCTCTTTTTTTGCGCGGCCTTTATATTTGCCTTGCGTTTTTGCTATTTCAATACCTTCTTTTTGACGCTGCCGAATATTTTCTCTTTCTCTTTGTGCTACATATGAGAGAAGCTGCAAAACTATGTCTGCGATCAGTGTTCCTGTCAAATCTTTGTTTTGCGTAGTATTAAGCAACGGCATATCCTGTACAATGATATCTGCTTCAATCTCTTTTGTGATTTTTCGCCATTCAGCAATAATCTCTTCGTAGTTTCTTCCAAGTCTGTCAATCGAATGGATTATCAGAATGTCACCTTTATGAAGAGAAGCAATCATTTTCTGATACTCTGGACGATTAAAATCTTTCCCGGATTTTTTGTCCATATAAATTTTTTCAACACCATCAGTTTTCATTGCTTCAATCTGTCTCGCTTCATTCTGCTCTATTGTTGATACCCTCACGTAACCTATTTTCATACATAATCCCTCCCGTTTATTTATAAGTCAATTATACACGTACTCGAGTATTATTTCAAGTGTTTTATACTCATTTATGAATATTTTTATTGACTATTTAAACGGTTTTGATTATGATTACATTAATAGGAGGTGATTATATGGTTTCGGATAAAATAAAACAAATTATGAAAATGAAGAAGGTCACCAACGTTCAATTAGCTAACCATCTGGGTATGCTTCCACAATCTCTTGCAAACAAATTTTCGAGAGGAAGTATATCTGCCGATGAGTTAATTCAGATTCTTGACTTCCTGGAATGTCAACTTATAATCGAACCTAAACCAGATGTCTTAATCAAATTAACAACTGACGATATCAAAAGGGAGCCGTAATGGTTCTCTTTTTTTACTTTCTAATCAATCCTTGCCCTTGAAGTAACAGTCTAAATGTCTCTTTTCCTTTTACGGTTATGTATGTCTGGACGTTTGAATAGCCAAACGGTGTTGAAAAATCTTTCATCTGGAAAAGTCCAGCTTTCCTA